TTACCTGAAGGTGTTGAGCCAGGAAGTTTAGCAGACAGAGCTATCAAAGACTCTGCTCAATACAAAATGGATCAACAAGGTGTAAAATCTTTATTGGATGAAGACTATGTACCACCAAAGACAACTACACTAGATGAAGATGAAATTGCAGACATAGGCGCGAGAGGTTATAGCGCTATGCAAGAAGGAAAACGAAGAGCTGTTATAAGACAGATATTATTAAAAGATACACGAATTGATTTACCAGAGAATGTTAGAAACAGTTTAAAAAACTATGATGATCTAAGAGGTGGCGGTGATCAAAGCATGGATCCGTTAAAAGTTTTTGAAAATTATTACGAGAGAGATAATGAAGCGTTAGGCACACTCGATGGTATTATTGATACAGCTCAAAACGAATTTAAAGCAGCCGATGAATTTTTAGCTGCTGAAAATAATTTTAAAGTTAAAAAACCTATGGTTAGAGAATCTTTAGACGATGAAGCAGTTGAGATGGAGGAGACAAAAGATCTTGGCGAAAAGTTAGAAGATTTACCAGATGATATTGACCCAGATGCTTTAGCTGAAGGTGGAAGACCTGGTTTTGCAGGTGGAGGAATAAAATTTCTTAAAGAAATGATTAATAAAAAATTTGGCAAAGATACCATTAAAACTGCAGATGAAGTTAAAGTCACAGATGAAATGTTATTTGAAAGAGACAAAAGAAGACTTTTGGAAGAGTTACAAGATTACAAAGATATCGCTCCTAAGTTTTATCAAAGAATGGAACTTAAAATAAAATACCCTGGTATTTCAGATGAGCTGATTGCAAAGATCATGGCTGATGACGATCCACAAAGAGTTGCAGAAGTTATGGCAACTATGGATGAAGCTTTTAAAATGATGGATAAAGGCATGAGCACTGATGAAATTTTAAAAACTTTTAAAACTACACCAAGAACTAAAAATGCAGGCGGCGGTCTAAATTATTTAATGGGGTTATAATATGGCCTCAGAACTTCTTAAAAACAAAGCACTCATACAAAGACTAAAAGAGCCAGAGGTTCCTGTTGTTAAATTTAATTTAGGAGATACAGGTTTTGAAGAATTAATTACATTACCAGAACCCAAGCCACAAGAACTTTTAGATATTCAAGAAGAAAATAGAAAAGGCAGATTACTAGACACACTTAATAAAATAGGTGGTGGTCTTATGGATGAGTCTGTAGATTTTATTAAGAGAGAAGAACTACAATTTGGTGGAGGACCAAAAGGACAACAAGCTGGGACTGAAGCTGCTAAACTTTTAACTGATGCTAAAAGACTTAAACTTGTAGAATATTTTAAAGATTTAGAAAAATATATAGAAACTAATGCTACTAAATACAGTGATGTAGACAAGTTCTTTAAAGACGCTATTAAAGAATTTGATACACCTAAATACAAAGACTTTATAATTAATAGTGCACAGACACAAAGAAACGTTCGTGACCCTAAACCTTTAGGAAAAATTTTTGATTTAAAACCAGCTTATAAAGAAGGAGCCACTTTTAATTATAAAAATTTATTTGGGCTAAAAGGCGCTGATGCTAGTTCAAAAGTTAGATATGTAAAAGACATGATGTTAATTAACATGATGGAAAAGAATCCTAAAATGATAAATATGAGAGACAATATCGTAAAAGTGTTAAATAATGATATATTAGATTTAAGTGAAGCAGATCTTAGAAACACAAAAGTTTTTCAAAAACAAAACCTAAAAGCCACTGCTGCTAGACCAAACTTATTAAGAAGTTATTTTAATAGTATAATTAAAGACTTTGAAAGCAAAAGAATAAAAGTTAAAGATGTATCAAAAGGTGTTGAAGCTGAGTTACAAAATGTTTTAAAAAAGAAAGACATATCAGACGCATTTAGAAAAAAAGTAAGAACAACTTTAAATAATATATATAAAAGTAAAAAGTACGGTATTCAATTAAGAAACGAATTTAAAGATCTGTTTGGAAAAGATAAACCAATTTATTCGCCCACAGTTAAAAAAGGACAAGAGCGTTTTGAGTTTGAACACAAGATAGGAAAAGCTAGTACAGCTGTGAACAAACTTCCATCAACTTATATGCTTAGAGGAGAATATGTTCCATCATCGTTTAATTACGCAAAAAACATAAATTTTGATAGTAAACTTATAGATTTAATGAACGAATATAAAGAAACAAAAAGTGCAGCAACAGAAACAAAAATTAAAAATTTATATAAAGACTTTAATAAAAAAAGCGCTGGATATTTAAAGAATCTTACACTCGATTTTGATCGAAAAGCAGGAGCTGTAGTTGTTACAGACAACACACCAATATTTAAAATAAAAAATTATGGAGATTACAAGCAACAGTTTGCAAAAAATTTAAAACACAGCCAGGCATATTTATCTACAGTTAAAGATGGTAAGTTTGCTTTTGATAAAGATTTATTTGAAAATTTTCTGGTGCAGAATCAGGGACAGAAAAAATTAACTGCTTTTCAAGAACTTATAAACAGAAAAGGAGCAGGGGTTGATCCATCTCTTTTAATGAAAGCTGGCTTTGAAGAATTTGTAAAACCTGCAGCCAAGATAGGAGCAAGGGGAGCTGCTACTATAGCAGATCTTGCCATCTCTGCTGGTCCTGGTTTAAAAGGTTTAGGGGTAGGTCTTTTACTAGAAGCTGATCCAATTATTACTGGAATGTCCGAAGGAAAAACTTTTGGTCAAACAGCTAGAGATACGTTTGTAGGAAGTGCAATTGACGCTATACCTGGTGTTAATCTAGGAAGTCTTAATGAAGATCTTTTAAAACTTGCTGATACAGAAGAACAAAAAGTTGGTGTACAAAATGTAATTGACTATCAAAGAGACGCTGACAGATTTAAAAAACGTTTCGAAAATTATAAATACTTAGAAGATAATCCTTTTGAAGCTGAAGGTGTTGATTTAATAGCAATGGAAAAAGGTTTGATGAATGATTATCTAGATTTACAATTTAGAAAACCAAAAGTTCAAAATCCTGATGTCTTTTCACTTCTAAGAGAGCTTGCAACAAAAGAGGCTAAAAAAAGAAAAGAAAATTTAGAAACAGGTATTGCAGGTAAAATTTTTGGAGATTTTGCATTAACAAATCCAAATTTTGTCGAAGATAAAATTCAACAAATCATGGCAGCGTCTACAGGTGTGCAAGGAGCAACTGATAGTTACGCAGACGTATATAAATTTTTACCACAAGAGCAACTTACACCAGATGAGTTAGACGAAAGATTTGATATGGAAGGTGGTATCATGGCAGCTGACGGTGGACGAATAGGTTTTGCTGATGGACCCATAGATCCTAAAAGAAGATTATTTTTAAAAATAATGGGAGGCATTGCGTCCTTACCTGTTTTTGGTAAATTTTTAGGTAAGTCAGAAGTTGCTAAACCTATAGTTAAGGTTGCAGGTAGTTCTACTAAAATGCCAAACTGGTTTCCAGATTTAATAAATAAAGTTATGTTTGGTGGCACAGGTAAAAGAGTAGATGCAGATTTAACGGTATATGAACCAAAAGAACTGCCAGGAATATCTATAGGTAGGTATGATGATGGTAGAGTTTTTGTAGAAGGTCAAAATGAATACGGAAAAAAATACATGATTGAATATGAACCACCAGGCTTTGAACTTATAGATGAGAAAACAGGAAAAGCTGTAAAGAAACCAGGTGAATTTATAGCTCAAGAAGAAGTGCCTGTTAACGTAGATCCTGATGGTAATGCTGATTTTGATGTGGAAGTTCTTGATGATTTAGATCAAATATTAGGACCAGATACAAGAGCTATGGAAGAATTTGCAACAGGTAAAAAAATTAAAGATATGAAATCAGGTGAGGTTAGCGTTGGTCAAGCTGAAGCTAGAGCAGAACAAGCAGCTGATGAGGCTGCAGAATTAGAGGTGTTCGATGAAATTGACTAAGACAATACCCCCTAAATCAGGTCCTCAGTCTGAGGGCTTGCTTATTAATTACAATACTGTTAAACCTGTAAAATTGGAGAAAATAAATGGCAGACATAGACAAGTCTCTTCCAAACGTAGAGCAAGAGATAAAAATACCATCACCTGAAGAAATAGAAGTTGCTCAACAAGAAGAGCAAGAAAAAATTACTGAAGAGGGTGGACCCGTAGAAGTCACAGAAAACGAAGATGGATCTGTAGATGTAAACTATGATCCGTCAATAGGATCTGTTGAAGGTGGACAAAATCACTACGATAATTTAGCAGAACATTTACCTGACGATGTACTAGGAAGATTAGGAACATCATTATACCAAAATTATCAAGACTATAAAAATTCTAGAAAAGATTGGGAGAGAGGTTACAGAGAAGGTTTAGATTTATTAGGTTTTAAATACGATAACAGAACAGAACCCTTTCAAGGTGCATCAGGTGCAACTCACCCAGTATTAGCTGAAGCTGTTACACAGTTTCAAGCGTTGGCTTACAAAGAATTATTACCAGCTAACGGCCCAGTTAGAACACAAATTTTAGGTGTACCAACACCAGAAAAAGAACAACAATCACAAAGAGTAAAAGATTTCATGAACTATCAAATCATGGAAAAAATGAAAGACTATGAACCAGATTTTGATTCTATGTTATTTCATTTACCTTTAGCAGGATCTGCTTTTAAAAAGGTATACTACGATGAAGCAAGTTCAATGGCTTGCTCTAAATTTGTTCCCGCAGATGATTTGATTGTTCCGTATACAGCTACCTCATTAGATGATGCGGAGTCGATCATTCATCGGGTTCAAATATCTGAAAACGAATTAAGAAAACAACAAGTGGGTGGTTTTTATAGAGATGTTGATTTAAAACCAGGACCTGTAAATGAAACAGAAGTTGAAAAAAAAGAAAGAGAACTTGAAGGTGCAAGCAAAGGTAGAGACGAAGATGTATTTAATTTATTAGAGTGCCATGTAAATTTAGACTTAGAGGGTTTTGAAGATATAGGCCAAGACGGTGAACCAACAGGAATTAAACTTCCGTACGTTGTGACACTTGAAGAAAATTCTAGAGAAGTTTTATCAATCAAAAGAAATTATGAAGTAGGTGATCCATTAAGAAAAAAAGTAGATTACTTCGTGCACTTTAAATTTTTACCAGGACTTGGTTTCTATGGTTTTGGTTTAATACACATGATTGGTGGATTATCAAGAACAGCCACGGCTGCATTACGACAACTATTAGACGCAGGAACTTTATCTAACTTACCTGCAGGATTTAAACAAAGAGGTATTAGAATTAGAGATGACGCTCAGAGCATTCAACCAGGAGAATTTAGAGATGTGGATGCACCAGGAGGAAACATCAGAGATTCATTTATGATGTTACCATTTAAAGAGCCGTCACAAACTCTCTTGCAACTTATGGGCGTCGTAGTACAAGCAGGTCAAAGATTCGCTTCAATAGCAGACTTGCAAGTAGGTGAGGGTAATCAACAAGCGGCAGTGGGTACGACAGTAGCCTTGTTGGAAAGAGGCAGCAGAACAATGTCTGCAATTCACAAAAGAATTTACGCAGCTCTTAAACAAGAGTTCAAATTATTAGCAAGAGTTTTTAAGTTATATCTACCGCAAGAATATCCCTACGATGTTGTTGGTGGTCAAAGAATGATTAAGCAAATGGACTTTGACGATAGAGTAGATATATTGCCAGTTGCGGATCCCAACATATTTTCTCAGACACAGCGTATTTCCCTCGCACAGTCGGAACTGCAGCTGGCAACATCTAATCCACAAATACACAATCTGTATCAAGCGTATAGAAATATGTATGAAGCTTTAGGTGTAAAAGATATTGATAAGATTTTAAAACGACCCCCTATTCCCGCACCAAAGGACCCAGCGTTAGAGCATATCGATGCTCTCGCTGGGAAACCGTTCCAAGCTTATCCTGGTCAGGATCATAGAGCGCATATTACATCTCACTTAAATTTTATGGCAACTAACATGGCTAGAAATAATCCAATTGTTATGGCTGCGTTAGAAAAAAATTGTTTTGAGCACATTTCATTAATGGCAACAGAACAAGTTGAAGTAGAATTTAGAGGAGAAATGCAGCAACTTGCAGCTATTAGACAAAACCCTCAAGCTGCAATGAACCCACAAATACAAATGCAAATAAAAATGATGGCAGAAAAAATAGAAGCAAGAAAAGCACAACTAATTGCCGACATGATGGAAGAATTTATGAAGGAAGAGAAGAAAATTACATCTCAATTTGACAATGATCCAATTGCAAAACTAAGAGCAAGAGAATTAGACCTTCAAGCACAAGAAAATGCTAGAAAAAAACAAGAAGGAGAAGAGAGATTAAACCTAGATAAGATGAGAGCGATGATGAATCAAGAAAATCAAGACGAAAAACTAGAACAAAACGAAGAATTAGCAAAATTAAGAGCTAACACATCGATTGAAAAGACAATTTTATCAAAAACTTTACCAAGTGCTAAAGATATGGGCCCAGGTAACGTGATAATTAGGAGAGACGATGAGTAAGAAGATGACAAAACCTCAAAAAAAGGTTAAAAAGGTTATGAAGGAGTTTAAAAAAGGTAAACTCAACATAGGTAAAAGCGATAAGAAGGTAAAAAGTCGTAAACAAGCTATTGCGATTGCACTTTCTAGAGCTGGAATAGATAAAAGGAGCTAAAATGGCAGAAGAAAACAAAAAAGGCCTGAACCACGATATGTTTACGAACAAAGATGGTTATGTTGAAGGTGGAAAAGAGATCGAAACAACTGATCCATCTGAAATGCAAGAAGCAGAGGTTCAAGGTCAAGGAAATATCTTAGCAGAGAAAAAAAGAAAAG